CTCCCAATCCTGTACAAGAGGGCGAGGAGCAACCACATATATAGGAGGAATAGGATAGTCGCCAACAGATACGCCTGCCTTTCCCTTAGAAGCCTTTCTTCCTCCTTGCGTTGCCATGACTCATCATCCCGTTTCTTCCTTGCTTTGTCCTGCTCTACCTTGATGACATCCCGCATCTCAAAGACCTTGGAATACAAAGCCCCCATCTCTTTCGGAGCACCGTACACCATCGCCTCTCTTATCTCCACCTCCAACGCCGCCATTTGATCTTGAGCCATTACCCGTTTTAGGGCAGCTTCCATCAAGTTAGCGTCAGGGTCGTAGACTGTTTTGCTCTTTTCTTCCTCTTCCCTTATGTGTTCAGCAAGCTGCTCTTGTAGTTTGAAAAAGTTGGAAAGCTGAGTAACGATGTCTGCCATGACTTGGGTTTCGTCAACGGCAACGTAGGCTTCCTTCTTTTTCGCCACAGGCTTGGGGCTTGCGGTGGGCGCTGATCCAAAGAGCTTTTGCCAAAAACTTCTGACTGCCTTGGCATCCGAGACAACCTCATCAACAGTCTTCTTGACCTCCATGAAAGACGTTTTAGCGTCTTTGTACAGCTTGCATCCTTGCTTAATAGCGGCGACACAGGCATTGGCGGCAAAGAGAATGCTGAGAGGATCAATTTACAGCCCCAATAGTTTTTTGATGAATTCTGCCGCCACGCCTGGCCCAAACAACACCACCACCATCACAGCATACAAAAGGTATTCAATGCGGGTCATGCGCTTGTCGCCACTAATAAAAGACTTTTCAATGGCCTCATACCTTTGGGCGCATATAGCCTCATGCACAGCAAAATCTTTTTCTAAATCGCTCACCACGGCACTCCTGTTGCTGTTGTTGGGTTTTGCTTTGCAGCAAGCTGAGAAACTAATGCAGCCTCAACAACTTCCTCGCCTAGCTTGTCTTTTACCCACTCAATCACTTGAGCCTTGGTCAGAGATGCGTAAGGGGTCTCAGGTGTATCTGCTGGAAAGTTAATAGTTCCATAAACAGATGCAGAAAATTCACCATCTACTTTGCTTACGCTGTAATGCACTGTCGTTACAAAGCCATCAGAAATGTTGCGGTCAAGTTGGGATATGTTCCAAGTAATCATTTTGCCTCCAGTGCCGTGATTCGTGCTGTCAGGGATTGGATGGTGCTAGCTTGGGTGTCTACCAATGCTTTTAACTCTTGGATGGATTTACCAAGAAAACCAATTAGAGCGTTGTAATCAACAGTCTTATAGTCTTCATCACTTAGACCATTATTAACATATTTTGATAAAGATGGTATGGCTTGTAGTTGTTGGGCAGTAACACCAGCACTTGAATTTCCGCTGTCTTTAAATTCAAAAGAAACAAAATCAACTTCCATAATTGAAGACAAAGCATTTTCAATAGGAGATACATTTTGTTTCCAACGTGAATCAGATAAAGCAGCCCCACTAAAAGTTATTGTCACGCCATTTGTAGAAATATTACCAACAGCAGCACCAGCATAACGAAATTCTTGAATTTGTCCTGTGCTTGTCATCCTGTTTAAAATTACACAATTATCACCCGATGTGGCAACATCAAAACTTGAGTTAACACGATAACAAACACCATTACCAGAGGTGTTGTTATACAGCGTTGTGTCTGTTGTGCCAACAGTAAAGCTACCACCATTAGGTTGTACAAATAAATCCTGATATGCAGTGCCTACCTTAGTTGCTTGAATAAATGCTTTGTCAGTAGAGGTGTTATATCCAAGTAACAATCTTTGATTTGTGTCTGTTCCACTTATTATTAATTGTGCAAGGTCATTTGAATAAGATGTTTGCAGTGCAGCTACTTGAAGCTTTGCCGCTGGCGAACTCGTACCAATCCCCACGTCACCAGCGGACGAAATACGCATACGTTCTGTGGCATTAGTTTCAAATGCAAGAGCATCAGCAAACTGAGTTCCAACTGTTGCAAGAGCGGAACTTGGCGCTCTTATGCGAAATGTACTCACTCCTGTTCTTTGAAAAACAGCCATGTCTGTTGTATCAGCTTGCGCTGTCAAAACAACAAACTTTCCAAGACTTGATGGCGAAGCAGTACCAATGCCCACATTACCCGAACTATCAATCCGCATAGCCTCCGCACCACCCTCAGAGAAAGCAATGGTGTCAGCGGCAGGGAAGAAGATACCTGTGTTTGTGTCGCCTGTTGTGGTAATTGATGGCGTACCTACTGCGCCAGCGTTAAAAGTAACTGACGTTGCAGATGCCGCCCCTAAAACAGGAGTCACTAATGTCGGGCTGGTCGCTAGCACGTTGTTGCCTGTGCCTGTGTTTGTAACGCTTACCAATGCTTTAGATGCGTCTGTTGCAACAGCACTTGAGGCGGTCAAGCTTGAGTAAATGGGCGCAGCGCTAAATGTAGCAACGCCAGTAACGCCTAGTGTGCTTTGCAAAGTCACAGCACCAGCTACGTTAGCCGTTGTGCCGACATAAAGCGCCTTGGCTATACCTACCCCGCCTGAGGTAATTATTGAGCCTGTAGCGGTGCTTGTGGAGTCTGTGGCAGAGCTTGAGTTAATACCAGCGGCAAAAGGTATGCGAGCCGTTGTGGTGGTCTGACCGTCCTTTGTGATAGCCGTGGACAGACCTGTCGCCAAGTCCGCTGTAAGGGCGTTAAAGGCGGTCGAGGATATGACTGTACCCGCGACTACCGGTTGCCCCGAGGTGTTTATTTGGAATGTGCCGCTGCCGTTGTAACTCATTTCGTACCTTTCAAAGCATCAACTAATGCGTTGTATTTTGTGGATTCTTGCACTTGTTTGGATATTTCTCGTGTCTTAGCTATGTCAGCCGCAGTTTTTGCCAATGGGAAACGAATAGCCGCTAACTGATCCAAGCCGCGCATAACCACACTTCCAGTATTGGAGTAATTGACAGCGCCTTGCGGTTTGACCAAAGCATCTTGCACAGTATCACGCAAATCAATCAGGTTTTCACGCCCCTTTTTACCAAACATATAAGTTAACTTATCTTCACGATCTAGCGTGTCAATGGCAGATTTAAGCTTGGCAAACGACAGCTCACCGCTTGCATTCTTGGTTAACTGGTCTTTCAAATATTGCACAGTTTGACCTTGCAATTCTGCATAAGCCTGTTGCCCCTCAGGGCCACCCTTTTTCAGCAGCTTGGTGACTGTACGCATTTCTTCCAAACTGCCATCAAGCACCACATGGGAGAAAACATCATCCAGCGCCACAGCGCGGTCTGTATAGCCGCCTTTAGTGCCAAGCAATTTAGCCACGCGGTAGGTATTCTCAAACTCGTTAGCCAGCTCTTTGCGTTGCGTTCTTGCGGCGCGGTACATATCCCCGCCTGCGCCCTCAGTCATGTCGTTAATTACGTTTTTGACTTGACGCATAAACACGCCCGATGGCTTGCCAGGCTCGCCTAACTGACCCGCAGCCTTATACAGATTTTCAACGTCATCAATGGTTACTTGCCCATTTGTAGTCGTTTTCAATGCTTCTAGCTTGGCTTTGATTGAATTGATCTCAGGCACAGAAATAGCCTCAGGCGCATTGTTAGCCAGCCATTGCTCTAAAGGCGCGGTGTCTACCACTTGTTTAGTTTCGCCAGCATCTCTAGCCGCTTGATAAGCTTCATCCACTTTAAGTTTTTTGGCATCAAACTGCTTAACAATCTGTGTATCCACCAAAGAACCAATCTTGCGATAGGCGGTGGGGTCTGCATACTCAGCGCCAGTTTGATCTGCCAATTGCTCAAAGCGCTTCAAAATATCTTGTTTTTGACGCTGCTTAAACTCGGTCAGCGCTTTGGCTAAGTCAGGGTTTTCCTTAGGTAAATCAGATTCGCGCTTCAAAAGCCCAAAATCTTGTAACTGCTCGCCCTTGGTTAAAGGAATACCCTGTTGTAAGGCTCTTTCTTGGCGAATTAAAGCTTGATCTGTAGATGCCGCACCCATACCCGTCATTTGAGGATTTTTAGGCTGTAAAAGCGCCGCCATACGTTGCTGTGTGCTTGATGCAATAGGTGCAACCATGCCCCTAACTTGCCCAACTGCGGCAGGCGTTACAGCGCTTAACATAGCTCCAGTAGATCCCAATGTGGGCGGCAAAGCGCTTAAAACTTTGCCCATTGCGTTAACAATGTCAGGGCCTGTTTCTGTGCGTGGCTGATAAAACTGTTGGCTAGTGACTTGGGCGGCTTTTTGCCCCATTTCTTTGCCTTGTGGCGTTCCATAACCGCCATACGCCTCGCCAAACATCTTAGCCAAGGGCGTAGCTACCATTTGACCAACTTGGCCTGCAATGATCGCAGGGGTTTCAATTGCCCCCATGATTCGGTCTTGCATAGAAACAGGGGTAGGCGGTAAGGTTGTGCTACGTTCTGCGCCAGGTATCTGTGCGCTGCTTACGCCCAATTGCTCAAAGAATTTACCTCTTGGAATGTCCGCATAATATTTGCTATGCAAGGCATCTGCCAATGCAAGATCAGGCATATCGTTGTATTCGGGGTTTTGAGCACGAAATTCAACTAAGGTTGCCATTACTTTCTCCGCAAGCCTAAAGGATCAGTACCGCCACCCATTGGGGCTTTAGGTTGACCGCCCATATATTTGTCAATATAGGCTTGACCCTCTTTTGTAGTTCCAAGTCTCATGCCGTCAATGGCTCGCTCTCGGGCTTCTGTTTTTTGTTTAATTACTTTGTCGCCCTCGCCAATCATGGGGAAAAACTCTTTAATGGTGTTTGACACCTCTGAAGCGCCAAACGATGCACCCGAGGTTTTACGCAACCATGCCGTGGCAAAGGCAATTTGAGCTTGTGCAAGGCGTTGCTGATCTGCGTTAGGGCCAACCAAACTTGTGGGGTCAGTCCTAGCAATAGATTCAATTTGATCTGCAACCTTTTCGCCAACGCCCAAAGGCACTAAACCAACCAAGCTTTGCATCATTGCAGGAATAACCGCATTTTTAACTGTTCCAGCTTTTTCAAGCTCTCTCATAGTGGTATTAGCTTGTGCCATTGAACCACCAAACAAAGCCGCATTGCTTTGACCCTCAGTCATGTCTTTGTTGGCAGACATAAGTTTTTGTTTTGCAACCTCACGCTGATCCCGCGGGCTTAAGCCTGATACGTCTTGTATTTCTGCGGGCGCAGGCGCGGGCGCAGGAGCAACAGCGGGCGCTTTTGGGGCATTTAAAGGCGTGTATGCGCGACCTCTTGGCTGCACAGCAGGGGCAACAACAGGCGGCGCTCCAATAGGGGCGGCTTGTGCTGTTGGGATAGCAGGCTGCGAAACAGGTTGGTTTTGTATAGCACCTAAAACGCCAGTAGTAGGTGTGGGCGCGGTGGGTATTGCCACATTTGCGCTAATACCTTGATCAGCCAATGTTGCTTTTTTAATATTAAGATCAGCCAAGGCCACCTTAAAGTCAAAGACATTTTTAGGTGTAATGCCACCCGCTTTGTTAACCAATGAAGTGTTGACCAAGTCCACAATGGCGGGGTTATCTTTCCAATTTTTTGGCAAAGCGCCAGCAACTTGCAAATCACCCAAAATGCCCACCAAAGGTTTGGGTACACCAGCAGCCAACAATGGATCGCTCTTTTTAAAATAGCGTGTAACCGGTTGGCCTTGGTCATTGGTGGTTTCAACAGAAACCAAATCCTCAGGCTTTCTAGCGCCCTCAACAAATGTATCCAAAGGCGCGGGGGCGTTTTTATTAATCAATCCAGTGATTTCTTGACCATTAGGATCAAACTTACTGTATTTTTCCCAGCTTGGTTTTTCGGGAATAGTTGACAATGGTTTTAATGTTCTTGGGTCTAAGAAAACATCCCCTGCGCTGGCTTTAATTGGCGCTTTAGGCGCGGCTTGTGCCAACAATTGCGCCATGTACGCTTGACGCACAGGCTCTGTCTTAATGCCCGATAAACCCTCGGCAGGCAGATAACCCGCTGGTCTTGCAGGAATAGTTGCTTGACCGCCTTGAGTGATAGTGCTTTGACCCTCTTGGAATGTTGGCTCAATAGCAGGCTGACCGGCTTGTGCTGGCGCTTGCAAAGCGCGAATCATGGCTTGGAAGTCGTTTGTAATGTCGCCTTGGTATTTTTCAGACAAGGCTTTTTGTTCTTCTTTTGCAGCTCTTGTTTCTTTGCCTGCTGTATAAGCATCAAGCATTTTGGCAAGACCTGAGGCGTGACTAACCCTTACGCCTGGCTGTTGGGGTAACGCCATCGGTTGCATAGACTGTTGTGCAAGCATTTCTGCCATCCGCAAGCGCCTTGCAATAGCTTCGCTTTCAGCGGTGTAAGGGTTTAGGTTAATGTCAGGCATCAAAGTCTCCCGTAGTCAACCATCAAGAACCCAGCGGGGTGATGCAAGACAACATCAGGTCTTAATACCAATGCCTCTTGAGCCATTACGCCAACTTCATGTCGCCCAAAAATATCGTATTCATATATGCCAAGACCCGATTTATGCGTTCCAAGGCGTTTAATGTTTGATTTCAAGCGAATGTCAGAAGCCCGAGCCGTTGCACCGCCCAAGTTATACAAACCCTCAACGTTGGTGTTATATGTACCAACTTGCTGGTTATACAAATTTTGGTTATATGCGCCTTGTTGAGCTGCGGCATTGGCAATTGGTGCTGGCGTAATCGTTTGACCTTGGTAAGCACCAAATTGCGGATTCTGAATCTGCGATCCTGACATCAACGCATTAATTTCATTCAATGGCAATTGACGTTGTGTAAGCGCTTGCGCTAATGCTTGCTGTTGGGCAGTATTGCCAAACTGAGCCGCTTGCATAGCTTGGTTATATCTTTGTGCCTCAGTAGCGTTTTGCGCTTGAGCTGCAGTCATGCCCTGACCATAATTTTGAGCAATAGCTTGATTTTGAGCTTGCTGTGCTTGTTGAGCTGCGCCAAATTGCGCCAAATCAGCCGCATTAGCATACTGACCACCTTGCAAAGCTTGGCTGAAACCTTGTTGGTTTGCACCAATATCCAAGTTCAATCCTTGCAATGCCGCTTGGCTTCTAAGATCGTTTTCTTGTTCGCCAAGAATTCGGGCGGCGTTGTCATAAGCTTCTGTGCCAGGCCGCAACCCTTGGTTAATCAATTGTGTTTCTGTGCTTGTGCGTTGTCTTGCCAAAGATGGCTCTAAGCGCCGCATGATGGCCTCTTGTGCCGTTGTGCCTGCGTTTACAGGCATCTTGGCAATATTGCTTAAATCCAATTGGGAATTTAAAGTAGGGGCATTTGGCCCACCTTGGGCAAGCCCATACTGTCCAGCGCTAGGTGCATTTTGTAGTGCATTACCTTGATTAAATTGAGTTTGTACTTGTCCACCAAACGAAAATGGTGTAGATAATGTACCAAAAGCATTTGTATAAGCTGTGCCGCCCAATCGAGCCAAATTACCTTGTAAAGCCTGTTGTGCCTCTAAAGTTTTTTGTGCCTCAGGCGTAAGGGTTTGCCTAATAGTAGGCACATCCCCCTCATAACTAACTAATTGAGTCCCATAAGGACTGTAAATATTGGGGTTAGATAATTTTGCAGATGCCCTTGCGGTTTCTACGTTAGCCGCACCTTGAGCTACTGCCGCACCCGCATAATCGGGCGCTGCTGGTGGGGCCGGTGGTTTACCAAAAACTGTTTCTCTTAATTCAGTTAAAAAACCCATAATTTTATCCTTTACAAAACGCCACCAGCCTCAAACACTAGATCGGTAGCGACCCATTGCAATTGTATGCCCTGCGTAGCAGTTTTGATCAGCGGGGCAAACGTATATCCAATATTTGTGACCCCCTGCCAATCAGCGCTAGGCACTAAGCCCGATCCCCAAATAGCAGAATCCCACAACCCTACTCCCCATATCCCATAACTACTAGGTGAAAAGTTAAGCTGTGCCGATTCATCTGCTAAGTTGTAATCCACGTTCACGTTTCCAAAGACAGATGGTGAACCATTTGATTGGAGGTGGTAGCGAATCATCTTGCATTGCTTTTGCAAGGCTGTGCCATAGGATTGGAAGCTCTGTAGCCCAAATCCAGCAATGTCGGCGGTGTCATCTGTGTTGCCATTCCAAGCCAAGCCCACATAGCCATCCCCACCAAAGTAAGGGTCATCTATGTGCAATTCCCAACAATTGGCATACCAGCCTGTAAAGTTACACCAGCTTTTGGTGATGTTGTTCATCACAAATTGCTGTTGCTCACCTTCGTCATAAGGCACATTTAAGATCAATTGATTTTCTTTTGGGTAATACAGCAAAGACCACCCAAAATTACCGCCATACGCCGATATTGCCGAACTCATGGCATATTGAATTTTGTTGGTAATAGATACCCTTGGATCAAGCCTAGAGCTTTGCAATGCCCCACTCATAGGCACTACGCCATCTTGAGTAATGATCAGCAAGTCCCCGCCAAACTTTGTATAGCAGCGCCTACCAATAGGTGCTCCAACTTTATAAAGTCCAATCTGTGAAATCCCTGTTGGTGTGGTTGGGTCTGTTAAGCGCCAAACAAGAGCCTCGCCATTGCTTGTGATAAACACCAAGTAATCATCAACACCATAACCCGCGTCTAGCGTCCAAGTCATCCCCGCCATGATGTAGCCGCCAAGCTGAAAAACACTGGTCATGTCTAACGCAACCGCCGCACCGCCAATAGAGTTAACAGGCAAATACCAAGCTTTTAAGGTGTTAGAAGTTGTAAGCCAAATGCGGTTTTTAAACAGGGTTATGTTTGAAACCGTTGCCGTATCCACATTGCTAATGTCATAAGGCGATCCATCGCCATCGGCGTGCCAATTTGTGCCATCAAAGGTGCGTAATTTATCTGCGCCGTTAACCGCCATCAGGTAAGAGCCGCCTGGCGTGGTAATGTTTACATACTGAAATTTTGAGTTTGTAAGACCACTTACAGCCGCAGCTCCAACAGCGCCAGTATTGGTGGCATCGTAAATCTTGCCATCAGAAACAGCAAATAACTTGTTTGAAGTTCCGGAGCTGTACGCCATCAGCGTTTGTACTTGAGCTGGCAAGCCTGTGGCGTGTTTGGTGTAGCCGTTTCGCAGGATGACCGAGTTAGTGCCAGGCCAAAAGTTTTGCAACGTCACAGCGTCTAGCGGGTCCATTGCCCCCAATGCATCCCGAGCATTCCACCCACCAATGGGCGCGGCAACAGTAACCGTCTGAGATGCTTGCTGGCGCGGGATTCGGGCAAATGAATTTAACATTAGTCTTTGTTTCTGCGTGATATGGCTTTGGATTTAGCCCTAGCGTCTTCTTTTGAACTAGCCCCCCAAGCCTTTAACGACAACGCTAGTCGGGTTGGCTCGCCGTTCTTTTCCATCGGGCCAGGCATATTGCCCATCCGCGCTAAAAATGATGCTCGGCGTGGGTTGTCTCCTGATTTCACAGGCGGCTTTAAATCCATGCCCTCTGCCTTTGCCGAGGCTCTGCCCTTGGCGTTTAGACCGCCCTCAGGATTCTTACCCTCTTTGCGTTGCCAAGCCGCTGTCATTTCTTCTTCTCAGGCTTTGCAGTCTTAGCAGCTTGTTTAAAGTCAGCCGCTGTGGGTGCATTTTTAGACCCCACTTTGTTCATCTTCTCGCCTGATCCAGCCTTGATGCGCTCGCGCTTGGCGTGGATGTTTGCATAAAGTCCATCTAATTTCATGTGATCTCCTTAAACACTAGGCCAATTGCCGTCTTGCACACTCCAAGGCCCAACAAGCTGATTCATGCCAACAGGGGCAAGTGACATTGCTGAGACCGGTACATCCTGCGCTTTGCAGTACGAAAGCGATCTTGTGAATTCACCCAATTCAACGGTGAAATCAAGTTTCTTAGCTTTTAAGAAGTAAAACTTTAAGCCAGCCAGCATCAGGTCATCAGGGAAAATTGATGTGTCTGTGTCCGCTGTATATGTTGACTTTGAGCCTTGATCTGAGCCAGCCGCGCAAATCCAGTAGTTAGAAACATACTCAAAAGAGAAGTTATAAACCGTGGTCAAAGCTTGGAAAATCCTAAACTTGTTGTTGTATATCCGATAGCGCTCGCGTGGGCCAATAGAGATAATGCCGCCCTGTAAGAATTGCCAATCCTGAGATGACTTAGTTCCAAGGTTGCGCCAATGGTCTGTCCTGTCCCAATTGGTGTCCGAAATCATGCGGTCATAGCCGTCGGGCAAGTCATAGTCCTGTTTGGCAAACGTCATTGAAACCGAGGCAGTCGAGGTGGTTACAGGCGTGTTTAGCGTTACCTGTGTTGAGCTATCAATGGTCAAAATCTCAGCATAAGGCGCTTGCCCTGTGCCTGTAACCACGTTGCCAACTTGCAAAGCCGCTGTGCTTGGTATGTTAGTGATTACTTTAGAGTTTGCCGTTATGTTGCCTGTTGTGCTTACAGCGGTTTGGGTCTGCCAAATATACGCTTGCACCAAACGCTGCCATTCAAAGTCCCTGACCAAATCCCTGCCTAGCCGGTTAGCTAAAGCAAGAATTTGGATAGTCTGATTGTTAGATGAGCCAATTACTGACGGTGGCTGAGTTAAGCCCAGCTCTGCGGACATTTGATCAACCAGCTGCAGTAATGTGTAGCTCATATCATTCCTCTACGGTTTCTTTTTTAGGTCTTCCGGCTTTTTTGTAGATCATCGCACGAAGCTCAGCCAATTCAGCCTCTTGAGCTTCCATTTTTTTATCCATCTCAGCGCGAATCTTGTCCATCATCTGCGAATCTTGAGCCGCCATGATGAAAGCCCGAGCCTTTGATCTCAAGTCGTTAAAACCCATAATCTTGTCGCCAGCCACATCAGGCAAATTGGCAAACTGGTCAATGGTAAAAATGTTAAGCGCTTTGAACTCTGCTTTTTGTGTTTCTGAAATTGCCATCCATGCGTCTATGGGTGTGCCAGCTACTTTTTGTTCTTTCTTCTGCTCGTATCTTGCCCACTCAATGGGGTAATCTTCCATGTCTTGCTCACGCATAGGGCGGTCAACAACCAAGGTCGAGTCGCCTGGCACTAACTTCTTGATAAAAATGCGTTCTTCAAAAATTGGGCGCTTTTCTGCGTCTGATTTAAAGTTATTACGCACCTGTACAGCATGAAAAAACACCGCCATTTTGCCACGGTTATCTTCCATGAAGCTCTCGTTTGTCCAGCCTGCCACTTCGTTTTTCATATTAATTCCTTGAGTTTGAAAGCAGTTTCCTGCATAAGACCATCGCCGTAAAACACCACTTCAGCATCCTGCGTTTCAATGAATTTTTCCATTTCAATCGCCGCTTGGAGCATCTGCTGTGTTGTTTGGAAAGTTCTCAAACCAACTCTGACCATGATTTTAATCTGATCTTTGCCAGTATGAGCACCCGCGTGGCGGTTATTTGTGAATGAACAATCCATGCCATGAATGTCAAACCGGCGAAACCCTAAGGCTGCCGAAACATTCATTGCCCTCATGCCTACACTTGAACCGCCACCAATCAGGCTTTCCATGCCCTCGGGGTGGTGCTGGGCTACCCATGCCACCGTCTCGAAATCATCTCCATTTACCAAATGCCATACCTTAACATTTTTCCCTTTAAGAGTCTCCCAAAAGTTTGGGTGGCAAACCGAGGCCATTAGATACTTAGTGTCTTTCTGCGGCTTTCTTAACATTTCAGCCTTATGCGGTCTTGGATCGCAGTCCACATGAAAGTCAGGAATAACACCCCTCTCCACCAAGTAATCATGCGCCCCTGAAACGGTCATTATTGGGCGTTTGAGCTGTTTCCAAGTGTCTGCAAGGCTTGGCCCATAACAAGCAATGGTCATGCGCCGGTCGTTGAATTTGCCCTTTTTCTTAAGCAGGGGCAAGTGCATTGACTTTGCCATCTGCTCATGGCGCTCGGCGTTACTCAAGACCCCTTTAAGCATTCAACCCTCATGTCTCTAAATGGGAAATGGTAGCGAGGCTCGCAAAACGTGATGTTCTGCATTCCCACGGTTTCCAACATATCACGCAAAGGATTTTGAAACCAGCCCCAATGGTGGCACATGGCCTCAGACTTATATTTGGGGTCACCATACAACGCATTTAGCGTCATAAAGGGCTGTAAAGGCTCTTTGTTGACCACGCAGTTATGGACATAGGCAAACACCTTATCCATGCAGGGAAGCTCTAGAATCATCTTGCCGCCAGGCTTTAAAACCCGCTTCCACTCGCTCAGTAGGTCATAAACTTCCCACTCATAAAAGTGTTCTAGAACGTGAATTGCCGCTACAGCATCAGCAGAATCGCTTGCAATTTCTAGTTTTCTAAGGTCGCATTTGATGTCGGAAATATCAGAATGCAGATCTACGTTTATCCAACCGTCCCATTTCTTTGATCCGCATCCAAGGTTGTAGGCCGTCTCGTAGCGCTCTTCCATTTGTCGATCAGTATTTGAGGCGAGAATTCTTCCCTCACGAATTTCTGCGCCTTGGAAATGAGTTCGTTCATGTTCTGCTGTTTTGTCCATTCGATGCCCTCTTTGATGTTGCCGATGTAGATCGGGAAACCCTCTAAGGCTGGATGCGGCTCTGCAACCACAAAACAACCCTGTCGAATTGCCTCAATTGCCCTGTTTGCGCTTTTGTAAGAAGCCGTGGTAGGGATCACCACTATATCGGCTCGGGCAAATTCTTCCAACATGGTTTCTTTCGACCAAGGAATCGCCCCCTCAAAGTTTGACACCACCCGCAAGGGATAACCCTTGAGGTCAGGCAGTATGCGCTGCAAGCTATCACGGTTGACGTGATGCCCAAACCACAGCAAATTTGTCCCAGCGTAATGCGGTGGCATCTCGGGAAACTCATAAGGGTCGGCAATGACAGTAGCATCCCGCCCTAGCTCTTTAATCTTTTTAGCCATTTCTGCGGTGTTGCAAGTTACCGCATCAGCCAGCCGCAGCGCCTCTTGATAGTGAGGCCAATCAAAATGATCGTCACAAAAGTCCACCACTACCCAAGCGCCTCGGGCTTTAGCTCTTGCCATGTCCATTAATTCATTGGCTTGCGGTTTAGCAAATATCAACGTGTCAGCGCTGTGGTCGTTTAGGCTGGCCCAATCTTGCGATGGAATATGCGCCCTGTAGCGCCAGCTTGCCGCATTCTTGTTGCCCCAATGAATGAACGATGTACGCCCATTGGGTTGCTTGCTTGAGTCAATTAGCGCTTGAAGCTCTACCGCATTTTCCTCGCGCTTCTTAATAATTGCTTGAATCAGACCATGACCAAATGGGTAAAACCTTGCATCAGGCAGATAGTCATAGTACGTTTGGAAGTGTTCGGCCTGCAAAGCCATAGACGCATTGCAATAAAACGTTTCGCCATTTTCCTCAATTCTGACCTCGTTTAAATTATCGCTATCTTTAATATGGTCGCCGTTAACCCTAAGTTTGTCGCCATCATTGCAAGAATCAAACCCAAATAAAGCAAAGTGACGATAGCCCAAAACGTAATATAGGGAAATGGCTCTAAGCCCTGAGGTTGTGCCACCACCAATCAGCATTGAGTTTTTGGGGCGGTTTTGGCCTTTGGTTATGTAAGGATGCCAAATTGTAATTTTATGATCTTTAAGGTGATCAAACATCGACTGATGGCATTGGCTTGCAATCATGTATTCAACGCCCTTGTGTGGCGTTTTAAAGCAGTTCCAGCGGTGTTCTTGTGGGTCAATTGCCAAAGCATCGTTTGGAATCAATCCTTGGCTAATTAGCCAATCATGTGCGTCTTTGATGGCAACAATTTTTACGCCATCCGCTTGCATCTTTTTAATGGTATCTATTTGCCCCGACACGCTTGGCCCTGATGCTACCAACGCAATCATGCCCTCTTTAGCATTTTCTGCTTTGGTGATCTGCGGGTAGCCCCGCGCTATTGCTGCGTCCATGTTGGCAAACAATGTCTCATCATCTGCGACACATTTACCAATAATTTTAAGGGGAACAAATGCCATTAAAAAGCCCCCTCCCTCGTGAGGAGGAGGCCACCAACTTTAGACTGGGTTGGAAGTCATCAGACCAGCGTTGTTGACAATACAGAACGGCGCGGATGCGGACGTAGCTGAAGTGTTGGCAACGATGCCCTGAATATAGCCAGCTGACACAGTAGCGTCATCCAGCTTACCAGCGGTTGCGGTTGTGTACAAAGGCACTTTAGGCTGGCAAGCAACTAGCAAGTTAACTTTCAAAATACCATTAATGCCAATCCAACCGTAATAGCTAGATGTGATAGCAGTTTGGGCAAAGCCCACCATGCTGTAACCCAAAGCAGCGGCATTGGTTGTGGTCACAGGCACAGCGCGGAGAACAGGAGTCAAACTCGCTGAATCTGCGTATGTGCTCATAATCACAGCGTCATAAGCGCTGATGTCGGATTCGGCGCGAGCAAAAATGTACACGCCGTTGTTGGATGTGCTTACCCGAGTGCCAGGTGTTACTGGAAACAATGTTGTAGAGCCTGCACTGGTTGACGCATAAGTAGCCGTCAAGTCAATGCCGATTTTGCCGTCTGTGACGTAATCTGCCATGATATTTGCTCCTTATTCAGTCATCACGCCTTGGAACTGGAGTCCCGAGGCAGTCATATTGCCAGCCCAGCCGATCAAGCGCACGATGGCATCTTGGTTGGTGGACATACGCTCATCACCAATCGGAACAAAGTTACGATTTGCATGAGGACGGAAGAAAATGTATTTCGTGTTCAAGAAATAACCAGTAGATGTCGGGATGTTGCCGCCGATACCACCGTCAAGAACAACGTCTGCATTCATGTACTTTGAAGCAACAAAGCCGAGTTCAGCCATTTTGCTAGATCCTGGGAAACGCTGAATGTTTTGCAGGGAACTCATGAAGAAGCCCCACAAGTTGTTATCCAACAAAATCAAATCGACTACGTCAGAGCCGCGACTTGTCTTTGCATACAGGCGGTTAAAACCGGTCTGAATGTTTGAGCTGGAAGCAGAAGCACCCAAGTCAGAAGAGAAGTCAAAAGTCTGATTACGCCAAAATGACCATGTAGCGCGGTCAATACCACCGACCACACCCGTAGAGGGCGATGCGACCACCATAGCTTGCAGACCAGTGATCTGCTTGCCGTTGTTGGCTGTACCGTCTGAATAAATACCGGTAGAGATCAAGTTCTCAATCGATGCCTCGGCAACGTCCAAACGTGCATCAAACAAATCGATGATCTGTTCTTCGCCGCTGTTTTGGAGCATTTCCAAGCCATTGATGGTAACTGCCACCGCTGCTTGTTTGATAGGGAACTGAGCCGCAGAGATAACGTCCGCAGGGCTGATGTCTAAGACTTCAGCGCCTGAGTAGTACATAGCGGTTGAGTTTGCTTGGAATGACAATTCTTGCAGAATGGTCGAACCACCTGTGAAAGGCTTGTAACGGCCTTTCTCACGCAGGCGAGTCAGCAACGCATTGTTTTTGGTCACGTTATCAGCAACGATGCCGGAACGTGATTCAATGGTAGTGGCTAAAACGTCTGAGTAATTACTATTGGCGTATGCCATGATTTACTCCTTTTTAATTCACCTGCCGCAGCGCATTGGCAATGACGGCTCGGCGATCCATTTGATTGACTGCACCTGAGATGGCAGCGCCTGGCGCCCCCCTAACCTGTACAGCCGCTTGTTTTGCTTTTTGAACCTGATTCTGTGCGGCATAGTTTTGTTGCTGTTGAGCATATAAACTTTGTGCCAACTGTGGATCAAGCCTTACAGCGGTGTCGTATGCCAATTGCAATTTTTCGCGTTCCGACATATGACTGATGTCCCCTAGAACCTGTGGCGCTTGGAGAAGCGACAACATTCGATCTTGGACGGCCTCAAAGTGTGCGTTTGCGGGGTCGCTCGCAAACTGCTGGATTACAGAGAGTGCTCTGTTTTCATTCTGTTTCTGCGCTTCGTACTGGCTTTGCGTGATGTGTTGCGTGAGCTGCTGCACTTGTTGCGCTAATTGATTGTAGTGCGAATCTTGTTGTGGTGGTGCTTCGCCGCCAAAGTAAGCAGCCACTTGATCTAGCGGAATTTGAAACTGCTGGATCATTTGGGCAACAGCTTGGGATTTCTGTTGAGGTGTGCCTGTTCTTAACAATGCTGCCGTTTGAAGCAATGGGCCAATTGCCGTAGCAGGCGTGGCGTTCTCGTTTCTCAGCATCCACTCGTAGGGCTGAAATAACTCGGTAATTGCCCGAGCCTCGGCATCCCTTTGCTTATACTGATTGATGCCCTTTTCATAGTCGGCATCCCGCTGGGCAAAGGCTTGCTGTAACTCAGGTGGGGCTTTTTCCCAATGGTCTTTCAGCTCAAGGCGCAGGCTTTTGGGCATCTCAGCTCTTGGCTTGTCAGCCATCTGAGGCGCTTGGGTTTCTGCGGTGGGGAATTTAGGTGCAAACTTTCCCCCCTCTCGGGGCTGTGTAGCTGCGTGTTTGCCCCGATTGGTTGGGGTCTTGGTCAAAGCCTCACGGATCGTATCGGCTCTGCTTTGCGGCTCTGCTGGCGCTTGGGGCGCTTCGACCGCTGGGGTTTCGGGTGCTGGTGTTTCTACTGTGTCGGGTGCGACAACTTCGTTTTCCATCACTTCATCCTTTTCATTTGTTCCAAAGTCATTTTGATCATCTCCTTGCGCTCGGGCATGGGACGGTTGTGCAATCTGTTTGCCATCTCAACATTCAGATTAGACATCTTAACAGGGGCTATCGGTGCGCCTGGTCGGTCAAACTCTTGCACCGTAGCCAACTGACCACGCAACCGGTCTCGGTGCGCTTCTTTTTTCTTGTTCCACTCTTGCTGTGCATACTTAACGTCCGAATGCCCCATCTCGATTGAATCGGTGCGCTTTAAGTGTTCGCGCCATTGCTTTCTGCCCTCAATCATCACGCCATCAGGCGACATAAAGGGCGCAATATCGCCCATGACCGAGGCCATCGATTCGTTTCGGTACTCGCCCCGTGTGACTTCGTAAGCCTCGCTGCCATCTGATGGATAAACCCAAGTACGTTTCATAGCAAATCCAAAAGTGTTTCGAAATCTTCTTCATCTTGCTCAAACTCAATCCGCTTTTTTAGCGTTTCAATCTGAACCATGACCGCATCATAAGTGATTACAGTTTGAGCTGCAATATCTATTGTCTGAGCTGGTGCGCTGGTGATCTTCTCCCGCTGGTCAGGCGGCAACCCAAACAGCGCTGTCTTGATCTTTTCCCTGCGCTTGGCCTCTTGCTTCTTTTCCTGCTCCCAAGCCTTGTCGCGCTCATCAAACCCAAAATGCCCACCTAATAGGACTTCGCTTGGCGGTGGCGGCGTTACCGCTGGGCCAATCGTGGCAAATGGAAGCTCGGCAAATGCGGCATATCCAAACACTTATGCCCCCCACTTAGCTGCTAATCCATCCGCGTAAGTCTTGTTAACAATGTCTGTGGCTGCGCTTGGCGCTGTGCTGATCGTGCCTGTGGTCAAAGCCACCGATGTGATTGAGCCGCCAAGGGTTAAGTTTCCTGTGCTGGTGACTGTGCCTGTCAAGGTCAAGCCGTTAACTGTTCCTGTACCGCCGACTGAGGTAACTGTTCCTACGCTTGTTGAGCCGCCCAACGATGTGGCAACGCCATTTATTGTGATTGAGGAGTAAGTTAAGGCGCTGTTTGGTATTGATGTTAAGCCCGAACCTGACCCCGAAAATGACGTAGCCGTAATTGTTGTGCCTGTAATGGCTTTGGGCGTAATCCCGCCAATTACCAAGTTATCCAATGTGCCTGTATTGGTAGGCGCTATCTCAACCGATCCTATCCCTGTGGGCTTCATGTGGACGTGGCCTGTCCCTGTGGGGCTTATATCGACTTGGGCATTTGAGCCGTTAATGTTGGTTGAGACATTTAGCGTCAAGTTATCGCCACCGCCTGCACCCATACTTAGCTGCGTTGTGCCTGATGCGTTTTTAAGGGATAACCCTGCCGAATTAGTGGCTTGAACTGTTGGAGTAGATAGGCTTGTAAGGGTAGCCGTTCCACCTGTAATCGTCACCGAATTGGCGTTTTGGGTAGACATTGTTCCCAAGCCGCTAATGTCAGTATTGCTTAACGTGACTTCGCCAAATTTGCCAGCCACCGAAATAACTGTTTTACCAGCAGGCAAGGTAACAAACACATCTTTTGTGCCTGCCGTCAATAAAAGCTTAGACCCGCCGTTAGATGAGCTTAAAACAGTGTCTCGGCTTAACGTATTGGAAAGATACGTCCCAATGCCTACCTCCCATTCGGTAGTCCCTTGAATCGTGTAATAAGTTGTGTTGTTGTTGCCAACCGCTGTAAATGCTTGAAACCCAGCCACCGCGCCATCAAGAGATAACGTGCCTGTTCCTGTCGTGGTGGTGGTTTCCCTAACCCTGTCCGCTATGACAAAGCTCATACTGCAATCTCAACACCCGCCGCCCGACCATCAGGCCCACGAATAATGCGCTTGGGTGCGCTGATTGCCTGCATTACACCGGTAATCTGTCCAAGGGTTTGACCGTGCATATCAGCAAGGCGGTTAATTGCTTCGCTCATGCCGTCACCCAAGGTAGCGTCTAGCTCTTCGGATGCCGCCATTTGTGCGCTTAAGGCCGCTTGATCGAGGCCAGCTTTTGCACCAATTTGAGCCACAAGGACTTTAGTCGCTGCATCAAGCTCTGCTTTCCATCGCTCATATTCTTCCTTTCCAGCCATTTCACGGGCTTTTATCTGCATCTCGTTATTTTGTTTTGCCGCTTCAAACTCGGCTTTCATCTGCTGCAGCTGCATCTCGGCCTGCACCTTGGCTTGTTGCATCTGCATATCAAGCTGGGCTTTGACTTGCGTCATCTGTGCGTCAGCCTGCATTTTCATTTGCTCTGTCTGTGCCTGTGCTTGCATCCGCATCTGTTCAGCTTGCTGGTCAGCCTGTAGCTTCATCATCTCAGGATTTGGCTGTGGCTGCTGTGCCGCCTGTGCCGCTTTGTCGGTCAAGGCTTTCATGGCCTGCTCAATTGCGCCCTCCATCCCTCTACCCGCCCTAAATCTGCGAACAAGGAATAAAAGCATTTCTGACATCATGGGCAACATCTCAGGGACGCTTTGCATGATAGGCAATGAGCTTTGCAGGAATGAGCCAATGGTCTCCACCGCTTCAGCCGCCGCTTGCTTTTCTGCTTGCTCATCAATTTGAGCCAAGCTATCGGCCTCGACTTGGATGTGGAAGTCCCTGATCGTGCTGTTAGACAGCATTTGGATCGCTGCTTGCAACAACTGGGGATTCTGACCGTCTTGCGTATTCATCACGCCCGACATCTCAACAATTAACTCAGGTGGGTAAAACTTGCAAATGATCTGAGCTTTGAGCTTAAACACATCAGTGGCAAACCGCGCCACATCGCCTTGGGCGCTACGCAGACGCAAGCTACCAAAGTTGGCCTTAAGCTGTTGAGCACCAAGGGTTTCTTGGGCTTTGGACGATCCGCGCAGAATGTCCGATATGCCCATAATCTCGTAGATCGACTGCTTGACCTGTTCCCGAGCCGCATACAACTCCCGCAAGGTCACAATGATCTGCGAGGTGTCCATCATGTCAATAGCGCCTTTTAAGCCGCCTTTTTCTGACATTGCCGCCCAGCCGGTCACAGGGAATAACTTGTTGTCCACGCCCTCGCTAAACATCCGCGCCAGCTCTTTAAACTCGGCATTGAACACACCAACCGCCTTACAAGCCTTGGTCAGCAAGTAAATGCGCTGTGTTAAGTTGTCTAACTCTTGTGCCTGATCCTCGTATTCGCAGTAATCAGGAATTGGAATCATTGTCCCTGTGGTGGTGGTCGCCAACAAGGGTTTAGGGCAAGGGAAGAATTCTTCTAGCTCTAAGGGGTCATCTCTCTCGTCTAGCGCCTGTGGATAACCTTTGGCAATCCAGCAAACTTTACCGCTGCGCTTATTCCATATCTCATAGACCTTGGCTTTTTTGTCATAGGTCATCTTGGCGGTCAAGGGATTCTTGCCGTCCATGTCGGTGTTTTGGCTGGTCAGGCTTACGTTTTTAAATACGTCCCCAAAGCGCTCAACGCCCTCATCCTTGGTCATGTAGACCGCCCGAGCTACCCACCAAACCTCGTCCCATGTGCGAGCTGGTGAATGCAAGAAGTCAGCCCAGTAAACGTAATCAATGGGGCTGTGGGCGGCATCAATGCGCTCCACCGGCTCTTCCACTACGTCATAAACCTGTGCTTCTTCTGATTCTTGGCTTTCAATCTCAGGGCTACCGCCAACAATGATCGGCTCGTAGCGAATCCATGCTGTACCGCGACCAGGCAGCAATCTATCCTCAACCACCCCACGCATTGCATTATCAAAGTCAGCAAATTGGGTGGTCTCGTACTCCATGACCCTCTCAAGCATTGTTGAGGCAAGGCGACCTACAGGGTCTTGGTCGGAGAATCGGCGCGATACCTCGGGTTTGGCTTGTCTGCCGTAGAGAGACGGAAACAGAACTTGAATGTTTGACCACAGGATGTTGAACTTCATCCTTGGCATCTCTATTGCATCACGTTCATCCCGATAGCGCTTGACAACCTTTTGACCGCGCTTTTCCCATTTGTCAAATGACTTTTGGGCGGTCTCTATTTGATCGTGCCAATAAGGGCCAGCATCTTCGCCCTCGTATGCGCCTGTTTCTTCGTACATGATCAGCTACCAGCGGCAAAGAAGAATGTCACATCTAATGCTGTGCCACCAATCGTGGCGTACAAACTGACACCTACGTTTGCAGGGAATCGGTGAAACCCAATGGCAGGGGTAATAGTGCCACTCATTACTTCGCCACTAGCGCCGCCATTGCGGAGTACCAAAGTGCCTACGGTTGTGCTGTTGACGTAGAACCCAATCAACTGGCAAGGGCCTGGCGTTACTGCGCCGGTTGCGGTGATGTTCTTATATCCACCGACTTCTGCTACTGGTGCACTCATATTCGCTCCTCTTTATGTTGCATCTCATAATCCCACAGCTCATCAAGAGTGATGGTTTGCAGGGTCTTGCCCTTGGGCGGTGTCAAATCTCTTGCTTCTTGTCTATAAGCTACTGCAAGCATTCTAAACGCATCTGCGGGGTGTGAGCACCAATCATGGCGTGGAGTTTGACGAAAAGTTTTCTTATCTTCATCATATTCCCGCTGATATTGCCTTAACGCTTCCAGCCCCTCATCGCAGCTTGTGTCAAACCAGCATATTGGCAAAATCATCCGCACCGCTTGGATGCCGTCCTGTATACCAATCTCAGGCACGATGGCTAACTTGCTCAAACCCCCAAGGTGCGATGCCAGCTGCTCAACAATAGACTTACCCCCCGATGCCAGCGTTTTAGCCCTAGCGTCATGCGGTAGGTAATGCTTGGTATATCGATAACCCTTAGAGTTAACAACGCTTGCAATTTCCTCAATGCTTGCGCCGCTGACCGCGTAATAGTCCATTACCCTGATCTCGCCCCTGACCACTTGATACCACCAAATCGCTGTGTCGTCCCGATAACCTAAGTCCCATGCGGTGTAAACAGGGGACTCAGGCTCAAAGGGTAGCTCACATATTCGGCCTGCGTCTTGGGCTTGGCGCATCTCTTGACCATAGAAAGCCCCAAGGATGGCGGCATCAAAGCTGCACTCATACTCTTGGTCGTATTGGTCTTGGCTTAACTGAGACCGAGCCGCTTCTAATTCTGAGTCGGGCAATAGATTGGACATTGATGCCGGCAGCCTTAACAAAAACCAATCAGGCACAACTTGGCTTACCTTATAGATGTCGTGAAACTGATTCTTGCCTTTGGGCGTACCACCAAAGACCGCCCAGCCTAGTCGGTCTGACAATGTGGGACGAATGACGTTACCCCACACGCTAGGTTTGAAGTCGCCGTATTCATCAAGGTAAACGCCGTTAAAGCCCAAGCCCCGCATAGCATCTGCGTTATCTGAGCCAAACAGCATGATCTTTGCGCCGTTTAGCAGCTCAACTGACAAGTCCGATTCATTGGTGGCCTTAGTTACTGGCGCGGCGTAGAACTTAAGGTAATCCCATGCCACCCGCTTGGCTTGGCTACGAAATGGTGCAATGTAGGCATATTGGGCTGATCTATTGCCCTCGGTTATGGCTCGCTTGATCAGGTCATTGATTGCCGCTACGGTCTTGCCAGCCCTACGGTGGGCAACCAAACAAGACCAGCGCTCAGTCCTGTTGTGGAATGGCATGAATGCCTCCCTTGGTGAATAGGGCAGGATTATTTCCCTGCTGCCCACTTGATCACCAAGTCTTGACCCTCTGCGCCTGTGATTTCTTGCTTAACGGTTTCAGCCCAGCGCATCTGTGTCTTAGTCCACCAAATCAAAGCCGTTGTGTCGCCGCTTGTGGCCTTTGTAAACAGGGTTTTGGCTATTTGCCCATTGGCTTTAGCTTTGCCCATGTCTAGTTCTGCTCGGTAATACTTGCGTAGGGTCTTATCATCTATACCAACAAGCACCCCAATCGATTCATGCGGCAAGCCTAATCCGCTGCTGGATTCGACCAGTTTGCGGGTTTCGGGCGTTGGCTTATGAGCCTTTTGTGGGATTACTGGCATCTTTTATATAGGGGAACTCGTTAAGCTGTTACGGTGGATTCTAACAACAATACGGCCTTTTTGCCTGTAAAGTCTTCCCATCGCTTAACAATTACATCGCAATATTTGGGGTCTAACTCCATTAATCGCGCATACCGTCCATGCTTTTCTGCTGCCAGCATTGTTGTACCGCTTCCACCAAAGGAATCCAACACAATATCGCCGCCTTTGGTGTTGTTAAGCATTTGGTACTCAAACAGGGCAACAGGCTTCATAGTTGGGTGTTCACCGCTTCTACTAGGGCGCTCAAATTCTAGGATGGTGGTTTGCTTGCGATCAGCCGACCAAAGGTGTCCAGCACCCTCTTTCCACCCATACAGGCAAGGCTCATGCTTCCAGTGGTAGTCTTGCCGCCCCATAACCATGCTGGACTTCTTCCATATTAAGCATTGGCGCACTTTCCAGCCGGCATCGTGTGCCGCGCCGCGGAAGTTATAGCCCTCTGAATCTGCGTGCCAAATGTAAAAGACCGCGCCTGGCTTCATTACCAAATCCGCTGTCACATAAGCATCCCGCAAGAATTGCCGAAATTGCTCATCGCCCATGCTGTCGTTTTGAATTTTTAACGCATCCTTGGTTTTGCCCTCATACGCTACGTTATAAGGTGGGTCGGTTAACCACATATCCACAAGTTGGCCATCGCATAGCTTTTCCATGTCGGTCAGGCTGCACGAATCTCCACACATTAGGCGGTGTTTGCCCAATTGGTATATATCGCCCAATTTCGTGGTCGGCTCATCAGGCACTTCAGGAACAGCGTCCTCGTCTGTTAAGCCCTCAATTACCTCAGGCTCAAGCAATGCGCTTAACTCTTTAGGGTCAAAGCCAAGCAATTCCAGCGCAAAGCCGTCTGCCAGCAAGTCGTTAAGCTCAATGGTTAACAGCTCGTTGTCCCAGCCAGCGTTTAGCGCCAGGCGGTTGTCGGCAATGATGTAGGCTTTCTTTTGGGTCTCTGTTAAGTCTGCCAGCTCTATGGTGGGTACTTCCTTATAGCCCAGCTTTCTTGCCGCTAGTAGCCTGCCGTGGCCTGCAATGATGCCGTTTGCCCCATCTACCAATATTGGGTTAGTCCAGCCAAACTCTTTAATGCTTGCCGCTATTTGTGCCACTTGCTCATCGCTGTGGGTTCGGCTGTTATTGATGTAGGGTATTAGGCTGTCAACCTTTTTTTGGGTTATCTTCATTTACCGTTATCCATCAACCGTCTCCCGCATTTTGATTAGGCCGTTAAGCATCCTGCTTTTGGTATTAAACCATTGCTTGCTGAAGTCACAGTTTTGGTAATGGTCGAACTCAGGGATGCCTAACGTGTAATGGGCAATCTTGGCGTTCTTGTTCTCTTGTTCGCCAACCAGTACGTTCCATTCTTTCGGTAGCTCACCGATAAGTGAATCAGGCAACCAACCGAATCGGTGAAGCTCTGAGCCTGTATGGTCATCTACAAACTCAGGCGTTAAAACTCTGTTTCTGAGGTGATCGCAATTCCAAAGTATTAAACTTGACCAGTTCTTTCGGGGATAATCCCGATTCGCCGATTCCATAGGTGTACCGATATATTTCCTTGGGTGCTTAGTCTGATATTCATGCTTGACCACTTGCACCGCCTTGGTTGGGTCAAATAGCTTGTTAAGGTTATCAATGTTGGCAAGCATCAGCATATCGCTTGCATCCAAAAATATTGCTTTGCCGGTGAACTTTGTAAAGTAGGGGACTAAAAACCGCTGATAGGTGAATGCGTTTGTGCCGTCTCGCTGTAAGCCGTACAGAGGCGTTATGGCTACTGGCTCGCTGGTGCGCTCAATCAGGCTTTGGCAGAACACATGGTAGCCAACAGCCTCCCTTGGGTCGTAACCAGCGAATATCCTAATCATTTCAGCGTCAGCTTGTACAGGGTTGAGTCAATCAGCGCCGCTATTTCGTCCACAATGTTCTGCAGCTGGCTATCGTCAGGCAAAGCCTCGCGGTTTTTGTAAACGTAATCCTTAATGCTGGTCAGGTACTTAACAGGGTCTTTGGCATTGTGGAAGTTCTCAGGAAAATCCTTGATCTTCTCGTAGCACCCTGCGTAAGCCTCGGCGTAGGTGTCAGCCAGCTCAAGAATCTCGGTGTAGTACGCCCCCAGCGCCATGTGGACTGCAAACGAATCAGTCGCCAAGTGCATGAAATGGGTAACTGTCGAGCTGTGAAACAGCGTGGAAATAAAGTCGGCAACGTCTTTTTTCATATTTACCCTTAAAAGTTGTTAGTCAGCAACTATTTAGTTTTTACCAACACGGCTGGAGACTGTTGCGCTACCCCAGTAGTCCCTAGAGTCAATCTCCATGCGTCTTGGCAAAAAAGCAGGGGTCAATGCCCCTGCGAATGAGACAACTGCGGATCAATTGTAAACGCTGGAATGGGTACGTCAACAGGCCAAGAGTCTTGATCACAAAGTTTTGCAATGGTAGCAATGTGGGCGTGATGCCATTTTCTTTGCCGTTCCTCTTTACTTAACTCTTTGCCTTGGTCAATCTCGTAATGGCATTTAAGGCACAAAGCCGCCACTAAGTTGTCGTCAGCCTTAACCCCTCTGCCCTTGCCGCCGCCCCAGTTTGTGTGTGCTGCTTGCACCATATTGCCTGACCCGCAGGCTTGGCAGTCAAGCCCCGCCACCAGCTTTAGTAGTTTTTTGCTTCTTACGTATTGGTGTTTTTGGTACAAGTATTGTCTCCAAAGTAGTAAATCTGTGCTCGTTAGCGCATTCCAAACGCCGCCTGCGTGTGTTTCCTGTTGAAGTTCTCGTTTCTTTTACGATAGTCCAAGTCCCACATTCGGGGCATTTCATTGGTGCGCCTTGTCCTGCATTCGATTGGTGGCCTCGCGTGTTCGCCAAATCTCTATGTCAAGCCTTGCCGCCTCTATCTCCCATTTAAGGGTTTCTTCTTTTTCAATTGCCGCAGCCAATCCCCTTAACAGCTTGGCATAAATGGGGTCTGCGTAGGCTTCACGTTCTTGAGCATTTGCCGCCTCAAAGCCCATTTCTAGGGCATCTTTCATTAACAAGGCTTTTTGACTTTTGCGAAATTCCTCAAGGTACACCCTTTGGGCTTTTGCTTCACCGTAAGCTGGCGCTTTGTCTCGGATGGCTTGCGCCGCTTCTTCAGGTTTCATGTGTTAATCCTGTGGTGGTGTGCAAGTGTGAATCGTAGTCAAGTCTGCTGTGCGTTTGCCGCATCGTGAACAGAAGTTTTGCTCTGTGCGCTGTGGTGGGTTGGTGTAGAGGGGTTCATTGTTTGGTGAAGGCTTACCATCAACGCCAATCACGGGGTCATCAAAGTCACGATAAACATACTCATCTGCGTTGTGTCCCCAATTTGGCGCTCTCCACGCCACAGGCTCTTGGCTTTCCAACTCGCCGCACCAATTGCATTTATCTTGGTAAGCAATTTCTGCTTTTTCAGCAGGGCAAAAGTGTTGTTTCATTTTAAAACTCCAATCATGCGTAGAGCCGCGTCAGGGCTGTCAATCCTTGCCAAGGTACTTCCACCCCAACTTTCAAAAAAGTCTTGCTGTAGGGCTGTTAAACGCTTTTTAGCGCCCGTTTTGATCTCCACCAAGAATGTGTGATTTTTGTAGCCAACCAAAAGGTCAACAGGCAAGCCAATAATCCAAACATAAGCGCCAGCGGCTCGTAAGGCGGTCACAATTTGATCTTGGTTTGCGTCCACACGTTTAGCGTGTCTCATTCATTCGCTTTCTTAAATCAACGGCGGCCGCTGATCCACGGCGTTTTTCTATGTCTAAGTAAACCTGTGACCACCATGCCGATGCTTTGATTTTCCCAAGGTCTTTCACTTTCTTGCGGTATCTCTGCACCCACTCCCGCGCTTCCATCGTCCTCATAGTCTCCAGTAGCTCTAAGCGCTGCTGTGGTGTCAGCGTAGCTAAGTTGGTGGGTTTCTTTGTGCTGGTCAAGGAATCGGTTTGCTTCAATTCGGTCATTCATGCTAATTCCAAAGAAAGTTGGCTTATGCGTTTATCTTGCAAAGGTTTGTAATTAAGATTTAATTCACATCCTAAATATTGCCGACCAAGGTCTTGTGCCACTTGTGCTGTTGTACCGCTACCCATAAAAGGGTCAAGCACTACACCGCCAACTGGTGCACCAGCAAGTATGCAAGGCTCAATTAATTCTGTTGGGAAAACTGCAAAATGTGCGCCAGCATACGGTTTGGTGTTAACTGTCCAAACGCTGCGTTTGTTTGCCATTTCGTAAGATTTTTCCAAACCACCGTGTGGCGGCAATCCACTTCCCTCATTGTGATACTTACCATCAGCTCTGTCTCTTGTTCCCCAATCTTGTTTAACAGGGTCTTTGATGGATTCGTGATCGTAATAATATTTATGAGATTTGCTTAATAAAAATATGTATTCATGCGCTTTTGTGCATCGATCTTGCACAGATTCAGGCATGGGGTTGGGTTTGTGCCAAATAATATCTTGACGTAAATACCAACCATCAGCACGAAGCGCAAAAGCAAGCATCCAAGGTATGCCAATTAAGTCTTTTTCTTTAAGGCCTTCAAGTTTTAATCCGCGCTTATGGCAAATTTCAACCTCTGAGAATTTTTGACTTGCAATTGATTGCTTACCTTGACGTTGACCTTGGCCAGGTCGGTAGTTGTAATAGCTATCCCCAATGTTTAGCCACAGCGTCCCATCATTCTCCAAAACGTCCCACACACACCTAAAAACCTCCACCATTGATTTAATGTAATCCTCGGGAGTTTCTTCAAGGCCAATTTGCCCATCATGTCCATAATCTCGCAGACCATAGTAAGGGGGGCTAGTAACGCAAGTTTGTGCCTTTATACCCTGCTCTTTCCACCTACGCATAGTTTCCCTGCAATCACCAAATTCAATTTTGTTCATGACCTACCTCGCAACGCATCAAGTTTGGCTTTTATGTCCGCAGGCATTGGGACTGCTCTTGCACGGTCTTGGGCAATTTTTTCAAGGATGTGAGTGGTCTTTTTAACTTCGGGTATCTCAGCCCCATCCCAACGTCTTTGGTTAAGGTAAACAGCCGGTGAGGGTATATAAGCCCCACCGTCTTTGCGCCATTGGTCGGTGGTTTTCATCCATTCAATGTGTTTGATTATTTGATCAGCACAGCTATCACAATAATACTTTTCCCACCGCTTGAGGCAATCAGACTTGCCCCCTTTGCGTGTACTGATAGGCCAAGCAGCCCAAAATTGTTCAAAGTTTGTCATCTCTTCTCCCTTGTTGCTCTTTGGTGAATGTTGGAGCAAAGCACAGCCTTACCGTGATCAAAATCAAAGTTCGCCTGTGCCTCGATGTTGCTCTTCGGAGCCATGTCATCGCATCGCACTGTCTCAGACTGTTTCAACCACCGCGCTCTAAGACTAAGCCCACGCTCCCCGATTTGGCTTGCTCGTGTATCGGGGTATCTCAATCGCAACCATCGACGTACCGCATTGCGTTGTCCAAAAGCAAAAACCCCGCAAGATGCTCTGTGGTCTTGGCTCTTGGCGAGAGCAGCAGCTAAACGATTGAATCGACAAAAGTCACGCTTGCCACCTTGCAAGACCACACAGTACCCTGCGGGGTTCTCTGTCGATTCATCGTCTAAATGCCACTCTAGACGGTTGTGAGTATACATAATTTTTTTAAGTTGTAAACCACTCGGGTCTAAGGTCTCTGAGCTGGCGCATTCGCAACTCAGGCACGGTTTTCCACATAGAAACTGCTGCCCTAGAAATCTTCAATAGCCTAGCAAGCTCACTTTGTGAGCCTGCTAACTGAATAATCTGTTCTTTTGTCATAGGATTATTCTATGTTAAGACAAATAAACAACAAAGCCCACACAAAATAGTCAGGAATTAAATAAAGTGCTTGCATGAGTGTTAATTAATCTTAACAATACACCCATGCCCCAGCAAATCGCATAGGGTCTTTAAGGAAACAAAATGAGAGTTACCCACCTAAATAAAAGCGGATTAGGAATGGCAAGCAAAACAGCTTGCGGTCGCAATATCTTACGAACACCCATTTCAGTTAATTGGGCAGGTTTCAAACAAGAGCCAACAGAATATCGCTGCATCAAATGCGTTTCAAGCAAGCAGTTTGAACTCAACGCAAAAATGGATGCAAAAAAAGCCAACTAAACAATGGGGCGCAAGCCCCTACAAAGGAACAACCATGTTTGAAATAGAAAAATACAAAAAACCTACCGATTGGTTTCAAGTCGCCATGTGGATCGTATCGATTGCTGCCATCTTGGTGGTTGCTCTCGACATATTTGTTTGGAGAGCATGATGTTAGATGACGGCGATGAGGGTGAATTTATCACCTATTTAATTTGGGATGAAGTAACCGTTAAATGGTCTTGGTCTGAGGGTGACGATTGGGAAACAGATGGCTACTTTGACATTTTTGTTTACAAAGATGGCTTAGACATTACTTACGACATTCCCAAATTGCATTTCAAATGGATTGAAGAAGAAGTTAAAAAACAAGCAGGCTATGAGCCACCAAGCCACCAGCGTGTTGCAAGTGCCATTAACGGCTATTTCAACAAAACTTTTTAAGGATACCCATGAAATACGCACTTTTACTCTTGGTGCTGGTCGGCTGCGCCAGCGAACCAAAGATGACCGAACAAAAGCTCATTATGGATAAAGAAATTCAAGCAATGGGCAGAAATGAAGTTATCGATGCCGTGAAGCAATGCGAAACCTCAGGGCTTCGCGCCATCACAATTTATGGCAAACGCAAGATCAATGGCTATACCGCAGAGACCATCGTAGATGTGACCTGTGGCCCTAAATGGTATTACTAAGGAAAAATCATGGAAACACCAATCGGAAAAAACATCGCCGCAGCATTTGTCAAGGCACAGCGCCAGTTTGGGCCAGCTCTAAAAACCTCTGTAAACCCGCATTTTCGGTCTAAGTATGCTGACCTGTCTAACTGCATTGAGGCTGTTATTGACGCTTTAAACAGCAATGGCATCGGTCTTATGCAACGCACCTATGAATCCAAAGACGGCGTGATGGTTGAGACAATCTTTGTCCACGAATCGGGCGAGGTTATGGAATGCGGTCTTTTGCACGTTCCTGCCAGCAAACAAGACCCACAGGGTTACGGCTCGGCATTAACCTATGCCAGGCGTTACAGCCTATTAGCTGCAACTGGGTTAGCGCCTGAGGATGACGATGGCAACAGCGCCAGCCGCCGCACCGAAATTAAGTCCACAGTCAATGAAAGCCAAATAGCTGACCTGTTGGCGGCAATGGATGAGGTCACCACCATTAAAGAGCTTCAGCAAGCCTACAAAGACGCTTACAAGGCCACAAATGGCGAGCAGGCATGGCAGGCCAAGGTCATAGCCAAAAAAGACGGCAAAAAGGCGCAATTGGAAGCCACATTGTCTGAACAACTGAAAGGCAAATAATGGAACAACGATCAGAGGAATGGTTTGCCGCTAGATGTGGCAAGGTTACCGCCAGCCGCGTGGCAGACATCATTGCCAAAACCAAGACAGGGCCAAGTGCTAGCCGCGAAAATTACCTTGCCCAATTGGTCTGCGAAAGGTTAACCGGCAAGCCTGCCGAGTCCTACAGCAACGCAGCAATGGCTTGGGGAACGGAGCAGGAAGAATTTGCCCGCGCCGCTTATGAGGCAAGGATGGACATTTTAGTAACAGAGGTGGGGTTTATCGACCACCCTTGGATTGCTATGTCGGGCGCAAGTCCTGATGGTTTGGCAGCCGAGGGCATGGTTGAGATTAAATGCCCAAACACTGCCACACACATTGAAACGTTGTTAACTCAAACTGTACCGGCTAAATACATAACGCAAGTAATGTGGCAAATGTGTTCTGCCAATCGTCCTTGGGTAGACTTTGTAAGCTTCGATCCGCGATTACCCGAGAAACATCAGCTATTCATCAAACGCATTAACTATGACCCCGAAATGGTTAATTTGCTTGAGAATTCAGTCATCCAGTTCTTGGGTGATGTAGACCTAAAAATCCAACAATTAGAAAGCCTGCCATGAAGAAATTTAAAAACATCGTTGTCATTACCGGCACATACAAAACCCGCGAGGGTCAGGAAAAGAAACGCTACCAAAACATTGGGTCGGTGTTTTTAGACGATAACGACAACCTCAAGATTAAGATGGATTCAATGCCGCTTTTGGACGGTGGCTGGAATGGATGGGCAAACTGCTATGACTTGGAGGAAAAGGCAAATAAACAGGAGGATAGACATGATGACATCCCTTTTTAGAGCTAGGGGTCTTGACCCCTCAACCAGCCATGCCGCCGCAGATCAATCCATAGACCTTGCCAAACAGCACTTTGAAAAGATTGTGGAGTGCCTGCGCCGCTTTGGGCCAATGGGCAAAGATGGCATTGCCGAGCTGGTGGGGCTTGATGGCAACCAAGTGGCTAGGCGCATGAAAGAGCTTGAAAAGGATGGGCGTGTTGAGCTTACAGGGCGCACCACCAAATCCAACTCGGGCAGATCAGAAAGAGAATGGCAATTTGTGCCAGTACAGCAGGAGTTAATTTGAGTTACCTTGTTTCATCATTACCGCCCATTAAATGCTTTGTAAAGGCTGAGTTTTTATACAACCACACCAAAAGGCATGGCGAGCTTGTGCCTTGCGTGTGGGTTAGCCTCAAAGCCCTTAGAGGGCAAGTGTTTAGGATTGAGTCGCTGCTGACCGAATACGGCGCTTTGTACGACAAACTGCCCATCCATGCCTATGTGTGGAAAGAGGGCGCTAGTGACTTACCCATTGACATTCTTCAACTATGGGACTGCATGGGTTACCGATTCACTATTGTTGAAAAGATCAGCTTGCGTAATCTTGGTGTAAAGTTTTTGGGTAAAGACAAGCAATGGCACTTTGGCACATATTTGTTTACCGTGGATTTTTGTGCCGATGGCATGGATTTAGACACCGGCTTTACAGAGACCGCCGAGGAGCACAAGAGCTTTAACTTTATCAAACTTGAGTTGGGTCAGTTTGCTTGCCAGCCCAACAACCGATGCCTGTGGTATGACCAAAGCCTTGTACCTGTTGAGACCAAGTTTCCCGATTTCCAAGCCGCGCAGCATCTATGGTCTGTGGATGGCACACGCAAATGGAGTGCTGGGGATGATTGGTTTTACACAATAAAGGAAAAAAATGACTAAAGCACAGCAGGTTTTTGAAGCCATGATGCGATCCAAAGGCTATACCGACTTTAACCAAGTTAAAGGAAAATACACAAATCCCAGCGTTGTTATGCGTTGGAATTACTTTCTTTTAGGTTGGGAAATGCGAGGTGTGCATTGATCGCCACGGTCTTTGCTTTAGCCATTGGCGCAATCATTGGCGTTGGAACGCTGGTTCTTTTTGCTATTTTGCTGGCACACGTTCAAAGTGTGGACAATCCACAAGATTGGAGAAATTCCCTCCCCAACGATTCTTTGGATGAAGAGTCTCCCAATAAGCGCCAAGAGGAGCAAGGATTTCCTTACTCCAAATAATTTTGCCATCCTTAAAAAAGTTAAGGTCAATGGCGCAGCGTTTAAGGTGGATGCTGTCCATAGTTTTGGATCGACCAGTTTTAAAGTAAATGGCTTGCTGTTCAGGAGTCCGCGCCAATTCCCCACCTGTGACCACAAAACCTTGCTCTGTGGCGTACTGGATCAGTTTGCAGGCATCTAGCAGGAAAGCCGCTTGTTCGGTGCTTAAACTCATTTCTTCCTCATTTCTGCAAGTTTTTCAACCGTTCTGCCGGCAAAATAAGCCCCCATAATTAACTGTCCCCAGCCCCCCAAGAGGGTTACGTAGGATTCATTAGCGTTATAGCCAAATGCACTCATCATGGCAAACAGGAAATAGCCCAAAAAGATGGCTATGAGGCTCATGGGGCGGATATTTTTGGACAGCCAAGAGTCACTGCTCATGTCGGCTTGCCAACGATCCGTGATGTTGTCAGCGTCGTTTTGTGCCGCCGCCGCTAAAACTTTCATTTCTTCCAGTTCCATCTTGGCCTTTTCGATGCCAAGCTCTAACAGACGTTCTTCATGTTCAAACTGAAGCTGGCGCAATTTGGATACATCTTCAGGGGTTGGTGCGTCAGGAATCTTTACTCCAAGGGTGTTTTCAACCACCTCTTTGCCTTTGGCTTGGATGGCAGACGACAGTAACCCCAAGCCGTTCTCGGCAAGACTACTGAGGAGGGTTGCGACTATTGGAATCATCTCTTTTTTCCTTTTCAACTTGTCTACGCACTTTTTCCATTTTTTCAATTTGGACTTGAGCTTCTTTTTTGGTTTGTAATACGTCTATGTACAACATTCCAAGCAGGGGAAGCATCAACACCACCAAGACCAATGCCGCTATCCACCCCACAACTATCTCCCAATCCTGTACAAGAGGGCGAGGAGCAACCACATATATAGGAGGAATAGGATAGTCGCCAACAGATACGCCTGCCTTTCACTTAGAAGCCTTT